AGGATAACCAATGAAATTAATCAGAGAAGAAATCGAATCAGTTGATTTTATCGTTGAAGAAAAGAACGGTAAAAAATCCATGTTCATTGAGGGCATCTTCCTGCAAGGTGATCTCAAGAATAGAAATGGAAGAATGTATCCAATGGATACTCTCAGAGCAGAGGTAGCCAGATACAATGAAAATCATGTTGCAGCAGGAAGAGCACTTGGCGAACTGGGTCACCCTGATGGACCAACTGTTAATCTTGACAGAGTTTCACACAAGATTATTTCACTTAAGGAAAGTGGATCAAACTTTATTGGTAAGGCAAAGATTTCATGCTTGCAACTGCAGCAGATATCGTTGCTGATCCATCTGCTCCTGATGCTTTTGTTGAAGGCATCATGGAAGGAAAAGAGTGGGTTTGGGATGGAGGTATTCTTAGAGAGTCATATGCTAAGAAGACCTACAAGAGAATCAACACTCTTGTCACCCAAAGACAACTTGATGAGAAAAAGATTGAATTATTCAATGATTTTCTCAATAACCTGTAAAGGTTACTGATTTATAAATAAATATAGATTAAAATAGGTTAATCGGAGAGTTCAAATGTCTCGTGGAGATTTACAAGAAATGGAGCAATCTAAGACTGCTGTGAATGCGAACGCCAAGCCTGCTGAGGGACAAGGTAGTGTCGCTAACATCACACCTGGTCAATCTGGATCCTATGAGGATCTGGGTGGACCTACCCCAGAAAACTACAGACCTGATGATGATTCTGCAAAGATCAGAGAGCCTAAGATTAAAACTGTCAGTGATGTAGTTAATAAAGGCGCTAAGGCTGCTGAAGCAATGCACAAAGTCAAGGAAGAGACTGAATCTGTAGAAGAAGAAATTTCTGAAGAGGAAGTTGTTGCAGAAGCAGAAACAGTTGAAGAAGAAATTGACATTGAAGAAGATGTCAATGCTCTCCTTGGTGGTGAGGAACTCTCCGAGGGGTTCAGAGAGAAAGCAAAGATGATCTTTGAAGCTGCTCTGAATTCAAAAGTAAAAGAAATCCAGCAATCCCTGGAAACTCTGTATGCTGAGAAGCTTGCTGAGGAAAAAGAAGGTCTTAAGGAAGAACTTGAGAATAGAGTTGATTCTTATCTCGAGTATGTTGCTGAAGAGTGGATGGTAGAAAATGCCCTCGCTATTGAGCACGGTCTTAAGACTGAAATGACTGAATCATTCCTTGAAGGAATGAAGGGTCTTTTTGAAGAACATTATGTAACAATCCCTGAAGATAAATATGATGTGCTTGAGAGCATGGTAGAAAAACTTGATGATATGGAGACAAAACTCAACGAGCAGATTGAGAAGAACATCTCCCTCAACAAGCGCCTGGCAGAGTCAGTTGCTGATGGAATCCTTGATTCCGTTTCAGAGGGTCTTGCACTTTCTCAGAAAGAGAAGCTCGCTTCACTTGCCGAAAGTGTTGAGTTTGAAAGTGAAACAGCATATCGTGAAAAGCTGGAGACTCTGAAGGAGTCATACTTCTCCAGATCTACTCCTGCTGCCAAGTCCGAAGCACCCCAAACTCTGTCAGAGGGTGTAGACAGCACTCCTGCTCCACAAGCAGGTGGTATGGATGCATACCTCAGAACCCTGGGTGCATTTAGACAGAACTGAATTTAACATTAATTCAAACAAACAACTAACTTTTTATTAGAGGTAAAAGCAAATGTTCCAATCAGAGCATCTGCAGGAAAAGTGGAGTCCACTTCTCGACTATGAGGGTCTTGATCCAATCAAAGATTCCCACAGAAGAGCGGTAACCGCAGTCCTGCTGGAAAACCAAGAAAGATTCCTCAAAGAGGAGCAAGCATTTAATTCAGGTATCAACCTGATGGAAGCAGTCCCAACCAACAGCGCTAATGCTGCTGGTGCTTCAGGTGGTTTTGGTGCAGATGCAACTGCATCAGGTCCTGTTGCAGGTTTCGACCCTGTTCTGATCTCTCTGATCAGACGCTCAATGCCTAACCTGGTTGCATATGACCTGGCAGGTGTTCAGCCAATGAACGGTCCTACTGGACTGATCTTTGCAATGAGATCCAGACTCAACAGCCAGTCTGGCACTGAGACCTTCTATGATGAAGTTGATTCAGCATTCTCTGGTCAGGATGCAGGATTTGACCTCACATCAGGTTTCTCTGATGTTAATGCAGGTCTGGGTACAACTGCTCAGTCTGGCACCAACCCATCAGTTCTGAATCCTGTTGGTACTGCAACCTCCACCAGCTATGATGTTGGTCAGGGAATGGTCACTGGTGATGCTGAGAACCTGCAAGGTACAGGTACTGATGCATTCAACCAGATGGCATTCTCCATTGAGAAAGTCACTGTAACCGCTAAGTCCAGAGCACTCAAAGCTGAGTACTCACTGGAACTGGCACAAGACCTGAAGGCAATTCATGGTCTGAATGCAGAAGCAGAACTTGCTAACATTCTCTCCACTGAGATCCTTGCTGAGATCAACAGAGAAGTCATCAGAACCATCTATAAGGTTGCTGAGCAAGGCGCTGTTTCTAACACCGCAACAGCTGGTCAGTTTGACCTGGACGTTGACTCCAATGGTAGATGGTCTGTTGAGAAGTTCAAAGGACTTCTGTTCCAGATTGAAAGAGATGCTAATGCAATCGCACAAAGAACTCGTAGAGGGAAGGGCAACATCGTCCTTTGTTCTGCTGATGTTGCTTCTGCACTCACCATGGCAGGCATCCTGGACTACACCCCTGCACTGAATGCAAACCTGAATGTTGATGACACTGGCAACACCTTTGCTGGTACAATCAATGGTAAGTTCAGAGTTTACATTGACCCATATGCTGCTAACCTGGCTGCTGCTAACACTGCAACCAACTCAGGTAACCAGTATTATGTTGTAGGTTATAAGGGTTCTTCCCCTTATGATGCAGGTCTGTTCTATTGCCCATATGTTCCCCTGCAGATGGTTCGTGCTGTTGGAGAGAACTCCTTCCAGCCTAAGATTGGCTTCAAGACCAGATATGGTCTGGTTGCTAACCCATTCGCAGAAGGCACAACTCAAGGTCTGGGTAGACTGCATGTCAACTCCAACCGTTATTACAGAAGAGTTGCTGTCAAAAATTTGATGTGATTTTGGTCACAAGAGTTAACTGGAGGGGTCAAGAGACCCCTCTTTTTTTATGCCTACATCTAAATACTTAAAAAAGATACCATGGCAACGAAGAAACCTATAAAAGGTCAAATTACTAATAGAAACTTTTTACAACCTACAGGTTTTACGTTTCAGGTGAATAGAGCACCTAAGTTAGCATACTTTGGTAGTTCAGTTAATCTGCCTGCACTGAATTTTCCAGAAGCACAGATGAACACTTACTTGAAACACATTCCTCTTCCAGGAACTGTGATGGACTTTGAGGATTTGACCATCAGATTCTTGGTTGATGAAAACCTTGAAAACTACATGGAAATCCAAAACTGGATGAGAGGCATTGCCTTCCCTGAAAGTTTGCAGCAAATTTATGACTTCCAAAGAGAAGATTATGATTTGGTGCAACCTGACAAATCTCAATTAAACTTGTATTCAGATGGTACATTGACCATTCTGGACTCCATGCTGAATCCTAAATTCAAAGTAATTTTTGAAAACTTGTTCCCAGTAAACTTGACCAGTCTTGATTTTGATGCTGCACAAACTGATGTGGAGTACTTTACAGCAGAGGTCACTTTCAAGTATACTATCTACAATATACGTGAAATCAGTTGCAATCCTTGCACATAACCTATGGTTGATCTTGAAACTATTCAAAGGATGTGGTCTGAAGATGCAAAAATGGACCCAGACAATTTACACACTGAGTCATTGAACATTCCCATCCTTCATGCAAAATATTATGAATTATACAATAACATATTCCTGCTGAGAAAGAAAGCAGAACAACAAAAGAAAAACATTCGCCATGAGCGTTATGAATACTTTTCAGGTAAAGCAGATCCAGATGTCTACATTGACAATCCCTTTCCTAAGAAAATTAGAGATAAGGAAACTATGCAAAAGTATCTTGATGCAGATGAGAAACTCTCAGGAGTTTCGTTGAAGATTGATTACTATGATACTATGTTGGAATACCTTGAAAGCATTTTGAAGGTGATTCAAAACAGAACATATCAAATCAAAAATGCAATTGAATTTATGAGATTCTCTTCTGGATTAGGTTAATGAATGAAGAAGCAGACTATCTTTTAAGTTTATCTATAGGTGATGTGCATCTTTTGTATCATTGTGTTTGTAGAAGATTAGAAACCTGGGAGGGTCATCCTTCCAGGTATCCATCAGAACAAGAGCATTTGCAATATTTGAGAGATTTGTTATATAAGATGATTCTGGAATACAAGTTTGAAAACATGTAATAAATATCTTCAGGTGAAGATATATTATGGCAGACCTTGTGATTCAAAAAGTGAATGAGGTTTACCTTAAAGTAAAAACTGAACCCCACATTGAGTATGAGTTGAGGGACAGGTTTACTTTTGAGGTTCCTAATAAGAAGTTCATGCCTCAGTACAGGAGCAAGTACTGGGATGGATATGTACACCTCTTCAATATGAAAACCAAGAGGATCTATGTTGGTCTTCTGGATAAGATTATTGCGTTCTGTGAGAATGCTGGATATTCATATCAGTTTGAGAATAATAAATTCTATGGTCCTCCATTTGAAGTCAATGAAATGATTTCTCAAGAGGGTGTAAAGGATTATATGAAGTCCATTACTCACTTTGAACCAAGAGATTATCAGATTGAAGCAGTTAGTGATGCTTTAAGATACAATAGAAAACTACTCATCTCACCAACTGCATCTGGCAAATCATTTATGATTTATGCCATTGTAAGATATTTTGTAGCTACTGGTAAAAAGATTCTTCTGGTTGTTCCTACAACATCACTGGTTGAACAGATGTTCAAAGACTTTGAGGATTATGGTTGGGATGCTGGAAATCACTGTCACAGAATCTATGCTGGTAGAGATAGAACCAACACAAGTGAAGTTACAATTACAACTTGGCAGTCAGTTTATAACTTAGATAGATCATTTTTTGAAGATTATGATGTAGTAATTGGTGATGAAGCACACTTGTTTAAGAGCAAGTCATTGATTGGTATCATGGATAAACTTCATCATGCTAAGTATCGTTATGGTTTCACTGGTACACTTGATGGAACACAAACACATAAGTGGGTATTAGAAGGATTATTTGGACCATCATACAAAGTTACAGGTACAAAGAAACTTATTGATGAGGGTCATCTTTCCACTCTTGACATTCAGTGTTTAGTTCTTAAATACAAACCACAGAAGTTTGACACCTATGAAGATGAGATTCAATTTCTCATTGGTCATGAAAAAAGAAACAAGTTTATCACCAATCTTGCTATTGACTTGAAAGGCAATACTCTCATTCTTTATTCAAGAGTTGAAGCTCATGGTAAGGTACTTTTTGAGATAATAAATAAAAAGGTAGCAAGTGAAAGAAAAGTATTCTTCATCCATGGTGGCGTGGATGCTGAAGATAGGGAACTTGTAAGAAAAATTACTGAAGAAGAAAAGGATGCAATTATTGTTGCTTCTTATGGAACATTCAGTACAGGTATTAACATTAAGAACTTACATAATGTAATCTTTGCCTCTCCTTCTAAGTCCAGAGTGAGGAACCTTCAATCTATAGGTCGTGTTCTGAGGAAGGGTAAGGATAAAGTAAAAGCAAGACTATATGATATTGCTGATGACCTAACAATAGGGTCAAGAAAAAATTATACCTTAAATCATTTTATTGAAAGAATCAAAATTTATGTTCAAGAACAGTTCAATTATGACATTATCTCTATTGACATAAAAGACTAGAAAAGGAGGATTGCTTATGATGGAAGATGATTTTTACGCAACAATCAAATTCAAAGGTGGTGATGAAATCTTTGCAAAGGTAGCAGCTACAGAAGAGGATGATAGAACTTTACTGATTTTATCTAATCCTATTGTTGTAGAGGAAGTAAAGATTAGAGGTAAAGTAACAGGATACAAGTTTGAACCCTGGTTGAAGACTACAACAGAAGACATGTTCATTGTAAACATGGATGATGTTCTCACTATGAGTGAATCATCTGATGTAGAAATGATAGTCAACTATCAAGATTTTATTAGAAGAATGTTTAAAGGTGATGGTAATAATACCAAACCTAGTAAAGAGATGGGATTTATCTCTACAGTCTCTGAAGCAAAAGAAGTTCTAGAGAAGATCTTTAATAACAGTTAAGCTTAAAGCTATAACTCATCTTTAATGTGGACAAACCTAGTCTACACATGATTTCAGAACTTGTCAACTATTTGATTTCCTGATATACTAATAAAAGATTATGATACATTATGTCGGTACTCTCTCCAAGATTTAATCAGATGAAAAGAGGCAGAAACTCTGAACACTACGTGAATAACAAAGAGTTTCTTGAAGCTCTGGAAAACTACTTTGCTGAAGTGAAGCGTTCAGAAGCAAATGGTAAACCAAAACCTCAGATCCCCTCTTACATTGGAGAGTGTTTCCTAAAGATTGCTAATCACTTGTCATACAAACCAAACTTTGTCAACTACATGTTCAAAGATGACATGATTTGTGATGGTATTGAGAACTGTGTGAGATATATTCATAACTTTAATCCTGAGAAGTCAAAGAACCCCTTTGCCTACTTTACTCAAATCATCTACTATGCTTTCCTGAGAAGGATCTCCCAAGAGAAGAAGCAGTTGGAGATCAAGAACAAAATCCTTGAGAAGACTAACTTTGATGAAGTCTTTGATGCCAATGACCTTGACAGTGGCAACTACTCTGACTACAATAGCATCAAAGATAATGTCCATAGTAAACTCAGGTATTGATGAAGGTAGCAATAATCACTGATACTCATTATGGTGCAAGAAAGTCCTCCACCTTGTTCCATGATTACTTTGAACAATTTTACAAAGACATTTTCTTTCCCACCCTAGACAAAGAAGGGATTACAACAGTAATTCACATGGGAGATGCTTTTGATAGTCGTAAAGGCATTGAATTCAAAGCACTAACATGGGCACAAAGAGTTGTCTTTGACCCTCTCAAAGAGAGGGGTATTAATATGCACCTGATGGTTGGTAACCATGATGCATATTACAAAAATACCAATTCAATCAATGCTGTTGATTTGCTTCTGAGAGAGTATTCTAATGTAAAGGTATACTCTTCTCCCACAGAAGTCAAGGTTGGTAATCTAGATATCTTATTCATTCCTTGGATTAATGCAGAAAACGAAGAGAGTACTATCAAATCTATTCAAAATACAAATTGCACTTGTGCGATGGGGCACCTTGAACTCTCAGGATTTAGAGTTAATCGTCAAATCGTCATGGACCACGGTCTTGAGAGCAAACTATTTGAGAAGTTCACCAAGGTCTTCTCTGGTCACTATCACACTAGATCGGACAATGGAACAGTATTTTACTTAGGTAATCCTTATGAAATGTTCTGGACTGATGTGAATGATACCAGAGGTTTTCATATCTTTGATACTGAAACTCTTGAACACACACCAGTCAACAACCCATACAAGATGTTCCATAACATCTATTATGAGGACACTGATCACCAACTGTTCAATTCTGAACCTTATGAAAACAAGATTGTAAAGGTCATTGTTCGTAAGAAGTCAGATCCTTCAAAGTTTGAAAAGTTCATTGACAAACTTTATTCTGTTGGTGTAGCAGAGATGAAAGTGGTTGAGAACCATGAGTTCACTGGTTGGTATGGTGATGAGACTGAAGCATATGAGTCAGAAGACACTCTTTCCATCCTTGATAGATATATTGAGGAGTCTGAAACTGATTTGGATAAATCCATAGTTCAAAAACTTCTGAAAGATATCTACCAAGAAGCTTGTGAGTTAGTCTAATGTTTCTTTTAACAGTCTCAGGAAAAGAAAAAGATGGTGCTTTCTCTGTAACAGATGATGATGGAGATCAAGTTCTCTACATTTTTGAAGAAGAGGATGATGCAACTCGCTATGGTCAGATGCTGGAAGAAGAGAATGGTTTTCCAGAGATGGCAGTTTTGGAGATTGATGACGATTTAATGATAAAAACTTGCGAAATACATGGGCATCGTTATACAATAATAACAGCCAATGACATTGTGATTCCTCCCTCTGATATTTCATATGATACTGTTTAAAACAATTAGTTGGAAAAATTTTCTGTCTACAGGACAACATGAAACCAAAGTTGATCTGACTGAAAATGGAACCACATTGATCATTGGATCTAATGGAGCAGGTAAGAGCACCATCTTGGATGCCCTTACCTTTTCTCTGTATGGAAAGGCATTCAGAAAGATCAATAAACCACAACTGGTCAACTCAATCAATGAGAAAGATTGTAGGGTTGAGATTGAATTCTCTGTCAATAATGTTGAGTGGAAAGTTGTAAGAGGAATCAAACCTGCTGTATTTGAAATTTACAGAGATGGTAATCCTCTGGACCAAAGTGCATCTGCTGTGGATCAACAGAAGTGGTTGGAGCAGAATGTTCTGAAGATGAACTATAAGTCTTTTACTCAGATTGTGATTCTGGGTAGCAGCACTTTTGTTCCCTTCATGCAACTTACTACATCAAGTCGTAGAGAAGTGATTGAAGATCTGTTGGATATCAAGATCTTCTCTGCCATGAACAGTCTAATCAAAGACAAAATCAGAGTGTGTAGAGAAGAATCCAGAACTCTTGAACTTAAAAAGGAATCTCTCAAAGATAAAGTGGAGATGCAGCAGAAGTTCATCAAGGAGATTGAAACTCAGAGTCAAAGTGATATCAAATACAAAGAAGATAGAATTGATGAACTTGGAACTCAGGTAACTGCATATATGCAGGACAATGAGAAATTGGAAGAAGTCATTGCATCTAAAAAGGAAGAACTCAAAACCTTTGAGAATGCAAAGAAGCAACTGCGCTCTCTGAACAATATCAGAGGTAAACTCTCTGCAAAGATTACACATATTGAAGAAGAGTGTAAATTCTTTACAGAAAATAGGGTTTGCCCTACCTGTAACCAGGATCTTGAGGATGACTTTCGTGTAAATAGAATTGAGGACTCCAAAAATAAACAGGAGGAATTGCAGAAGGGTTTCCAGGAACTTGAAGAAGCAATTATTAAAGAGGAGTTGAGGGAGTCCACATTCAACAACATCTCAGATGTAATTTCTAACCAACTTAATGGCATTACTAAAAACAATACAAACATTAATAGTTGCCAAAAACAAATCAAGCAACTTGAATCTGAAATTCAAACAATTACCAAGGGCATTGCAAACAGAAATTCTGAGAATGTAAAACTAAAACAATTTAAAACTAATCTTCAGAATACTTATACTGAACTGGGTGAAAAGAGGGAGAATATTTCCTACTATGACTTCACTTATAATCTTCTTAAAGATGGTGGAGTAAAAACCAAAATCATCAAGAAGTATCTTCCTCTTATCAACCAGCAGGTTAATAAGTATTTGCAGATGATGGACTTCTACATCAACTTCAAACTTGATGAGGAGTTCAATGAGACAATTGAATCACCTATCCACGAGAACTTCTCGTATTCATCCTTCTCTGAAGGAGAAAAAATGCGTATTGACTTGGCACTTCTCTTCACTTGGAGGGAAGTTGCCAGGCACAAGAACTCAGTCAATACCAATCTCCTGATCATGGATGAAGTCTTTGATTCTTCTCTTGATGGTTTTGGGACAGATGAGTTTCTCAAGATCATCAGATATGTTATTACAGATGCAAACATCTTCATCATCTCCCACAAGAGTGGTATGGAAGACAAGTTTGGCAATGTGGTCAGATTTGAGAAAGTAAAAGGTTTCTCAAGAATGATCTAAATAAAATATCTGATCTTTCATCATGCAATCATGGATTACAAACCCTACTCAACTGAATGGCATCGTAAAAGATACTTAAAGGAAGCATTGGATAAGTATCTTGATGACTATGTTGAAAACAATCTCATCATAGATGACATCTTGGATATTCTTGGTGAGCGTTCTGAACAAGCTCACAAAGATTTTACTAAGGTCAATGAGTTAGAACACTGGCTCCAACAGGAAAAGTAGAATGTTATCAACTCAATACAGACTGCGTTTAGAGTTTATCTGTAAGAGGATCTCTAAGAATGAGGAAGTGAAGTTAGAGGACATGATCTGGGCAGAGAAACTTGCCAAGAGACATACAACTGCCAGAGACTGGTTGAACAAGGCAAGAAGGCAAGCTGCTAATCCTGATATGCAGGAAGGTAGTTTGGATGATTTTATGAATAAGATGGGATTAGGTGACCCTGACCCATCCAATCATAGAATGGGGTTTGGTAGTGCAGATGAAATTATAGATTGGTTCAAATCAGACAGACCAGATGACTGGAGGCAACGTGACTGAAAAGAATGTTCCCAAATGGAGATTGGAAAGAATTGCAAAGGAATTAGATGGCAAACTCTCATTCCACATATTGGTGGACAGTAGAGGAAATGTCACTAAGCGTATTGTCATTGACTATAAAGAATGATATGTTGTGATCATTAACTCTATCAGGTTCAATCATGACTGTCCCTAATTGGCAGCACCACTCCAAGAAGGAGCAAAAAAGAAAACTCAAACCACAGGCAATGCGTGCTAGGAAAGAAGCACTGCGCCACTTCAAAAAGCGGTACAAGGCTTCCCCTAAAAAGGAAGTCTTTTTTGTATGATGGTCTTATAGAAGCAAAGGACAAATGACTGTCAATCTGGAAGTCAAAGGCAACCTGGCAAAGTTGCTTGCAACTGAGAACCTTATCATTGAGAACAAGCAGGTTGCTACTGCATCCTTTGATGTTGATCGTCGTGTGCTGACTCTGCCTATGTGGGAGAAAGCAAGTGGTAATGTATATGATTTGCTGGTTGCTCATGAAGTTGGACATGCACTTTATACTCCCAATGAAGATCCTGCTGATGATATTCCTCACCAGTTCATCAACATCACTGAGGATGTTCGCATTGAAAAACTGATCAAGCGTAAGTTTGCTGGTCTTTCTAAAACCTTTTACAAGGGTTATCAGGAAATGAATGAGGAAGATTTCTTCTGCATTCAGGATCAAGACATTTCTAAGATGAACCTTGCAGATCGCATCAATCTGTACTTCAAGGTTGGAAACTTTGTTGATGTTTTGATTGAGGATGGTCAAGAGAAAGATATTCTGAACACCATTGCTGCTGCAGAAACCTTTGATGATGCACAGAATGCAGCAAGGATTTTGTATCTGTACTGTAAGGAATCTACCAAAGAGAATAAAGAAGAGATTGCTCCTCAGGGTCCCAATCAAACTGGTGCCAACTCTGGCATGACTGAATCTGTCTCTGACAACACTGAGTCTGAAGAGAAGGATGAGAGTGTTGAAACTGAAGAGAGCACTGGTGGTTCTGCAACTTCTCAAGCAGAAGAAAATGTTGAGGAAAAGGTTGATGAGGAACCTGAAATCAAAACTGACCAGGCACAGAAGAGTAACATTGAGAAACTGGTTGATTCTACTTCAAGGGGTAACAACTACATTCAAATTCCTGAAGTGAACTTGGACAGCATTGTGAATCCCAATGAAAAGGTCCACAATTATATCCAGAAGGAGTTTGATAACTACTGCAAGGATACTGAGCAAGAGTCCTCTAAGGCATTTGAATTTGTAGATCATGTGTACAACAAATTCAAGAAGTCTGCCCAGAAAGAAGTTAACTACCTGGTGAAGGAGTTTGAGTGTAAGAAAGCTGCAGACTCCCATGCACGTGCTACTACTGCTCGTACTGGTGTGTTGGACTGCTCCAAACTTCACACCTACAAGTACAATGAAGATCTCTTCAAGAAAGTCACTACTCTTCATGATGGCAAGAATCATGGTTTGATTTTCATTCTGGACTGGTCTGGTTCAATGGCAGATGTCCTTACTGATACTCTGAAGCAACTGTTCAACTTGCTTTGGTTCTGTAAGAAAGTTGGTATTCCTTTCAAGGTTTATGCTTTCACTTATGAATTCAATGTGGTTGAATATACTGAGGATGGTAAAGCAATCATGCTTCGTTCTCATTGTAAGAGGGATGAGGGTCTCTTTTATATTGATGACAGGTTCTCTTTGATGGAGTTCTTCACCTCTGATGTCTCTGGCAAAGTTCTGGAAACTCAAATGCAGAACATCTGGAGGGTTGGTTATGCACTTCAGTTCTATCAACAATATCACTGCCCTCCTCGTGTTGGTTTGTCTGGCACTCCTTTGAATGAAAGTCTGGTTGCCCTTCATAAAATCATTCCTCAGTTCAAACAACAATTCAAAACTCAAAAGGTTCAGTGTGTTGTTCTGACTGATGGTGAAGCAAATCATCTTCTCAAGTGTAAGAAGATTGATCGTTTTGCTGAAAGTTATGTTGGGTGTGTTCGTCTGAATACTTACAATGATTATATTCGCAATCCCAAGTCTGGAAAAGTTTTCAAGATTCCATTTGAGTTTTCTATGTTTACTGCAATTCTTTTGGAAGATTTGAAAGATATGTTCCCTGAGATAAACTTTATTGGTATCAGGGTCCTTCAAGGTAGGGATGCAAGTTACTTCATCAAACGTTATTGTGGATTTGAAGTTGGTCCTCAGTATGACTCTCTGATGAATAATTGGAGGAAGCAAAAGAGTTTCTCCATCAAGCACACTGGATATGAGAAGTACTTTGGTCTTTCTGCAACTGCCCTTGCACAAGATGCAGAGTTTGAAGTGAAGGAAGATGCAACTAAGTCTCAGATCAAATCTGCATTCCAGAAGTCTCTGAGAACCAAAAAACTAAATAAAAAAGTTCTTGGTGAATTCATTGATTTGATTGTCTAGGACACTCAAGTCACTGTCCACTCCATCCTCTTCTGAGGGTGGGGTGGGTTTATAATATCAATGTTGAACAAAACAACTCAATGGCACTCTCTACTGAATACATTGTCACTTCTCTCCAAGCACTGTATGGAGATGACATCACTGCTGCTGATGTTCGTGCTTGGTGTGCTATGAATGGAACTACCTATCAGACTGTGAGCAAGAAGCTTACCTCTTACAAGTCTGGTCATGGTAAGTGGAATCTTACCGTTCGGGAACAA